AATGACATAAGGTTAACTTTAATTAGAATATGTATATGTTACCACAAGTATCATTCGTTACAAAGTGTAACCATGACACCGCTTAATTTTACCTTACAAGAAATCACATCAATAACCCGTTGTTGTGTCATATTTGGCGCTAACCTTAGATTTTAAGCTCTTTTGCGTCACATCTGGCGCTAAAAAGATATTTGGTTTTACTTATTTCAGGCATATTGTATTGGGGATCTTATAAATTTAGGCTTCGCCGTCACTTGATCGAAAATTACATCATAAACAGGGACTATCTCAGCCTCTGGAACGACATCAAAACACTCTCCTGCGCAAAGATATGTTACCACTCATCTGCTCATGTCTCTTTGAATATCAACAGGAAAAATGTCACTAAATATAGTTGTATTACCTCTACCAAAAATCATATCACGAACTAAATCATCACTAACCGTAATCCTGCCCAGTCTCTTTTTCATATCAACTCTCCAACTGATACTCTTGGGGTAAGAATGACATTACCGTTTTACTTATTTGTGTCATATTTGGCGCCCCTTCTCAATCCATCAGAAACAGCCGAGACGACATCATCAGCCCTTCCAGCCTTGAAATACAATGAGGTGATTGCTGAAACAGCCTGAAGAGCATCTCCGTAGTCCCCCATCATACTAAAAACAAGATTTTCTTTTTCAAGAAGAAGACCAGCACTGTCGCGCTCATGCCAGCAATACTTAACACAACGCCTATCATCGGTGGCGGAATCAAAAACCTCCAATAGATTATCTTTCAAATATACATCGCTACTCATATCAACTCTCCAATTGGTACTCTTTTAATAAAACGAATTATTCCATATCACATCAATAACCCGTTATTGTGTCTCTGCCTGAATGATAATCTTTGTATCTATCTTGAGACTCAGGCTGCTCTATCACTGGCCTAGCGAATGTAAGTGCAATCCCATCACCGATATCAGGCGAATGACCAAGTCTTTCTTTCATTTTCTTTTTGCTCTCCATGACTTTTCTACTCTTGGAGTCAAACTCATACTGAATAGAACAAAGATCCATTTCTATCTCATCGTCGCCAACTTCGTCTACATAATCTATACACGCTGGATAATCCTTCAGCCACTTATCAAGCTCTCCAAACATCTCATTCCTTTTATTTGTGTAAAGATTAGGGTAAAGAGTCTCGCCTCCAAAGTTGACCCCCTCCACCTCGTCATAACCATACTCATGCAAGGTATCCACAACTCCTGCACCCATGCCTAAATCTATAAAACAAGCGTCATAATTCCATGAGTCAAGTATTTGTTTTGTGATGCCTGCCGTTTGATTTAACCCAATCTTCTCGGCTACCTTTAAGACCTTAACGTACCTACCTATCCTATGAACCCATACAGTTCTGTCATCGCCAAACCTAGCAACATCAACGCCCAATATGCTCGCGCCCATTGGTCTAGACTGAAGCTCATGTGATACGGCATCTCTAACCAATTTAGTAGAAATAAGCTGATTAACGCCAACACTATCAAAAGCCTCTTGAGCTGTGGCCGGATATTCTCTCTGAAAAGACTCTAAATCCCCAAGCTCTGATATCTTATCCCTTCTAAACTGCAGCTGTTCGTCAGAAAGATCTAAGTCATAATGCCTTTTAACCTTGTCACAATACTCAATCTCATCCTCTGTCTTCTCAATCTCATCCTCTGTCTTGGAGAATTCTTTTACGGTAGACACATATTCAGACTGCCAAAACCAAGGTATAAAAACAGCCTCATAGTCGTTCTTTCCTTGTATTGCATCCCTCCAAACTTTATAAAAGTAATTGCCAACGCCATCAGAGGTAGACTCTAAAAACGACTCCCCCTGATTCTTAGGGATTGCTTGCATTACACCCCTAGCATGCTTCTCTGCATGCGGCCAGAAAGCCACCTCTGAACCGTGGAAATACTGAATAGTTTGAGACCTGCCCGTTTCTTTAGCGCCTGCAGTACCCACCTTGTAACCAGAATCAAGCTTATCAAAATTAAGCTCTTTTCCTGAGTCTTTATCTGTTGAGGGAGATAATAAAGGGTTATTGTTCTGATGATACCTGCTAACCATATCAAAAAGATTAGCCGTAGCCTCTGCCTCATGGGTTAAAATGTAGGCACGAACTCCTTTGGTGTGCGTTACTTTCCAATAAAACCGTCCCTCTATGTAAGTAGAACAGCCCTGCTGCCTGCCTTTAAGAACAATGATGCGAACATAGCCTCTCTCTCTTAACTGCTTCTCTGCTCTTTCATGCAAATAAGACTGGGCTTCATTAAGCTGAAAAGGCTTCAGGCCATCGTCTTTAGTTCTTATCTTTAGGCATCTTTCAGCGTAGTAATGAAAGTCATCTTTACACATCTGCCTGATAGCAATCTCCTCTCCATCCATTTTAAAACCTACTTAAGAAGCTCTAAAGCATCTTCGTGCGTAGTAAGGTTCACATCGCTCTGTGAGTGCTCTTTTAAGCCTAGATCTCTAGCGATAATATTAGAGTTAAATATGCCTACAGTGGCTCCTGAGAACTTCTGGTCGCGTATTATTTCGTCAATATTACTACAGACTTCAGAAAAGCCTTCCTTGTTTCTATACTGGATGTATGTTTCTTGAGTGATATCTAAGAACACACATAGACCGCCTTGAGTGTAGGGTCTTATATGTATCTGATCTAATTGCTCTTCCCCATCCTTTCCTAGAACAGCCTTATAGCTGACTATAGGGTTATCATCGACATATTGAAAATACTCACAAGCCGCATCCCATAACTGCTCTTCCGACTCAAATATTGGCTTTCTACCGTGAGAACTTCTAATTTTCCAGAACTGGTTTCCTTTTGGTGCTGCCATGCCTACCCCACATAGATTTCTGAATTAGTGATAATCTCTTGATTGCCTAAGAACTTCTTTTCAAAGGCTCTTGACTCTTCTTCCTTTACTATCTGCTTTGATGCTGGAAAGTCGTATTTTATTGATGCTGGAAAGTCGTATTTTATATATCTAATAGCGTATGTTACGGCGTGTATAACATCGTATTTTTTTGATTCGCGTATATGTCTTGATACTGCGAGTTTAAATTGTCTAAAGTCCATAACCTTCCTCTTTCGTTGGGTTATCTTTTACTTTTAGATCCTTTGCACTTCCATCTTTTACGTGACAACCTTAACGGGGAGTTAGGGTCTTTGGCTGCTTTAGGATGCTCTCTCATCTGTCCCATTGATCTAGCGCAGTATGAATCACCTTTCTTTGTAGATGGTTTTACTTTTGCGCCTTTTTGGCCGTAGCTAACTTTCTTAGTACGACCTGTTTTCTTGTTCTTTACAAGCTTTGCTTTGGCTTTACCTGTTCTAGGTGTTACCTGTGGCATTATTTGTCTTTAAGTCTCTTGGTGCGGTACTTGTTTTTGTAACGCTCTACGATTTCTTTTGCTAACTTTGGATCTTTAGCCTTTAGCTTCATGAAGCCTCTGTGGTCGTCTTTAGCGTCTTTAGCGTAACGTGCCTTCTTAGATCCTTTAGACTCATCAGACTTTGCTTTGTAGCCTTGTCCGTACTTATAATCACTGCGTAACATTACTTCTTACCTTTTGGCTTGTAGTTTTGTGTTCTCATTTTCTTTGGGTTTTTCTCTTTGCTAGGCTTTTGGCTAGCAGATTTACCAATGTTCTTACCTTTCATTTAACAACTCCCTATTGAGTACCAAAATACAGCGCTAACAAATATTCTTATGTCTGGACTGGTTGAGCCGGATAGACTCAAAGCCAAGCTCCTTCCACCTACCAAACGCTCAAGATTTGGCGTTGTCGATAGATCGACATCAGACAGCAAAACATAATTGGCAATGTTCTCTTTGTCATTATCACCAGTTAGGTTCTCCCAAGCATACAGCGCCAGCGTGCCTCCGCCTAGATCATAAGATCCTGCTTCCTGTATTGACAGAACATCAATAGACTTGCCCTGACCTATGGGGTATAACCCGTCCTCTGTTATTTCTATACTCATGATTAAACCTTAAATAAATTCATTATATCATACGAATACACAAAACTTAATACTACGCCTTGTTTCGTTTCCCTCGCTGTCTTGGGTAACTTCGGGGTAAGCCAGCCTAATTTTTTCCTCTGCCGCCTTATCTATTAAGGCAAACGGATCTTGCCCCTTATCGCATGCCGCTAAGACTTCTAAGGGGCTTTGCTCTATCC